GGCAGGAAGGTTCTGAGAAAAAAACGTGTTTTCTGTTTTGTTTTGCATAGTTATGCAGTCGCTTGCATAAACGGGTTTTGTGTTTATGTTTATTGTGGGTGCTAGTTCGTAAATGCTTTTACGTTTAAGGTTTCCGTATCGTGCGCCGCGTGAACTGTTACAGCTTCGACATGCTGCTACTAAGTTATCTAATCCGTTTACGCCTGGGGTGTCTGTTGGCCAGCGGTCTACTTCTATTAGGTGATCTGCTGTAGTGGCTTGTTGAGTGTTGCACCAATGGCACAGTGGTTTGTCTTTTAGTAATCGTTGGCGGTTTGTTTTGAATTCTTGTTTGCTTCTGGTTTCTGCGTTTAGGCTGCGTTTGCGGTTTTGTTGGACGTTGTGTGTTCTGCGTTTCTTGCCTTGTGTCATTTGTTTAGGTGCTTTCTGTAGGTGCTAGCGCGCGCTGTCGCGCTTGCTTTCGGTTCGTTGTGCCGGACATTGTGCAGGTGCTTTGCTATGTAGGTTTGTTTTTGTTTCACTGTTTGTTTCTGTTTCGTTTAAAAGCCTAATGCGATAGCCCCCCGCTGTTTAGCCTCATACAGCACCCATGTCTTTAATCGTTAGCCAGGCACAGTATCGCTACAGCGCCTTCTACCCGCGTTACCGCGTGTCACCAACTGCGCTGCTACCCGCTTAGGTCTGTATGCCCGTACTAGTTATCTGTATTCGTATATTAGTTTTGTAATGACTCAATCACCTGTGAAGCTTCGTTTTTAGTTATTGCCTCAATACTTGAATACTGGTTACCTAACACTTTGTTTATGTATGGCATCAATTCGGTTGTGCCTATTTTCTTTTCAAATGCCAGTGCGCGTATCATGCCACGCTGTTTAGGTGACGCATATTGCTTAGTATTTACTGTTTCACCGAAAGGCTGTTCTACTTCGTGAATATTTACTACTGACGCTAATTGTGTACTCTGGCGGTTTTGCGCTGCTTGTACTTCGTCACGTGTAGCTATTGCGTTAGCGATGCCAAAACCCATATAGCCCAGCGCGCGGCCCAGTGCTGACGTAAAACCTACTTCGTTTTCGCTGTTTTTTGAAAAGCTAGTTTTGCCTGGGTAAAGTTCGCAAGCTGTCGCTATCGAAGGTATTACATCTAAAGCGTCACGCCATACGGTGACTGTGCATCTAATAAAACAGCTTTTATCGGGCATTTCTATTATTTCGCGCGCTGTTTCTTGTATGCGTAGATCAGGGTATTTGTCAAATGCAAGCCTTAATCTTGTTGCTACGTCTACGTAATTATCTAAGCTAAAAGCCATTTAGTTTTTCTTTCTCGTTTGGTGGTTTATTAGTTCTTGTGTTGCTGGCAACATGTTTATAGGCCATAGTTGCGCCTGTGGCATGAAGTAGCAAGGCCAACGCACCGGCTGGCCGTAGATTTGTGTAGTCCAATTTTCGGCACGATTATTACATCGCGTTAGTGTCGAATATCCGCGAATAGTTGCGCTAAGTATTGTCGGGTCAATAGTAACCAAAATGTAGCACCCGGCTTTATCGCCACGATTATTTTCACTAGTTTTTATAGGGTGCGTTAATAAGCTGCCGTTGCTGTAATAGGTGGCGCGCACCTGGTAACCCAGCACATCAGCTACAGCGGGGTTATAACCGTTATATGTGTAATCAAAATTGAAGTAATGTGCTATTGCTTGTTCACCTAGCGCGCCGCACATATCGTATGCGTAATTTTGTGCTGGGTTCATACCGTAACTATTTTTCTGACCGTTACGCCTTGAGTATTCTAAAATTTTTTCTGTTATTTCTACGCAATTATCGTAATCAGCTTGTTCAAGCTGTACTACTGGCTGGTCTAGATTGTTTAACGTAATTTGGCGCGCCATTATTCGCCCTGCGTAATGTAAGCAATTAAGGCTTTCAGTTCGGTTATTTCGTCTTGAAGCGCGGCGTTTTCTGTTTTAAGTTTGTCACGTTCGCGGGCTACCTTCATGCCGTGTTCTGCGCTATCGCGTAGCTGTTCGCGGCTGCCGTAACGCGTGTCATATCCACGGCTCATTAGCTGGCCTCTAAATTGTCTTTAGTAGTTAAAACGTGTTTTGCGTAGTTAACCAAATATTTTATTTCTAGCTGGGCTTCGTACAAATCGTCTATTAGATCGCTGTGATCTAGCACGTTCATTTTGTCTATTTGTTTTTGTAACCGGCTAATTATGCGGTTGCTACTTAGTTCGAAGGTTTCCATTAAAGGTTTAGGCCTTGCAGTGATTTCGTTCATTACTTGCATTAGCTGTTGTAACTGAACATTTGTAGCTAGCCAGGATTTTTCTAGTTCGTTTGTCATTTTCTTAGCCTTTCTCGTGCTTAGAAATTACTATACCGGGTAGGTGTACGAAGTTAATCTAAAAACTTTAAACACAATATTCTTATAGCCATTAAATACCAAAATATAAACCAGCAAAGGCTTGTTAAGGTTTTTGGCACGTCTTAGTCCTATTGCAGATATCCCAGGGTATCCAGCCGTTACCGGCCGCTTTTTGCCAATAATCAAACAGTAATTTGCCGGCTTTTAAATTCGTTAGCGGGTCTAATAATGGTTCTTGTGTGCATATTTTCATTTGTAAACATATTGGCGCGTAAGGGTTGCGGGTAATGTCAAAATTTTGGCCGTTTATCTGAAGGCCGCCAGTGTCTGACCTGTGCGTATATTCGCTAATGCCTGTGATATTACAGTCTTTGTCTACTGTGTCGCCGCCCTTACGGTTAAAACAGCAGCCGCTTTCGCGTAAAGCTATTTTTGTTAGCTGGCCTATTTGGTCAGGTTGCCAGCCAGCTTGAAGCGCTAACGCTGGTAGCCAACTGCAGTCGCCGTGCTTATACACGGGCTTAGGCAAGCTTGTAGTGGTCACTGGCGGCACGTATCTGTATAAATCAGCCATAACCTGCCCGTAGCCGCCTAGCGCCTCATATGGGGCTTCAGACTGGCTAACGAACTGCGGTTCAGGTATCTGCGATAAACCTATTCCAATAGCGGATAACGCAAAAGCAATAACAATTTTTATAAGTAACGGCATATGTCAGCCTCAAACTTTCTCGTAGAAGGTAACTAAACCTTAACCGAACTTTTAGACCGTTTTAGGTATTTCTTTAAAAACGGTATTAAACGCTTGTTTTACAAGGTTTTCATTATTGGCCATAGCCGGCGATATCTCAATATGAAACCAGTCGCCGCCAGACCATTTACCTTTTATAAAAGTACCGCGATCACATTTCCAACTACGGTTTAAAAAATAATCTATAACAAGTTCTATTTGTAAAGTATCTGCATTATCTAGCAGCTTGTATAGAAACGGTAAAGCTAGTTTGCGTCCGTCTGTTATGCCTTTGTCTGTCATTTTGCGGTACGAAAAATCTATTGCTAAACCTTTGGCGTGATTAGAAATAGTCCCAGGGCGATTTCTTACGTCGCGCAACTGATAACTGCCATTATTCCATAGGCAACCGCCAGCACGTTTAACTACTTGCCTAATAAATTCGTCTGTGCCTGGTAGCGGGCCTGTGACGACTGGCGCTGCGCTAACGGTGTACGGTTTCACGCATCTTTTTTGTCGTCAGGTATAAACAAGCACGCCAAATCTGGGTCACCTATTTTTGTGGATATCCATGCAAGCACGCTGGCCGCTACTGGCACGATTAAACCGATTAGCACCGGGTCAACATTGTTTCGAGACAGCGCGTAAATCATGATGCCAAGCAGACCGCCTTTAGTTGTTTGATCACCTATCTGTCTGTGTGATTTGTTAATTTTTTTCGAGGGCATATGGTATCCATTTCTGTAATTGTTCATCCCAATATGTTTGTGGCGGCGCTGACGGTTGTGGCACTGGTGGTTGCCAAATGTCATTGCTATCTAATGTCCATGACGGGTACGGCTGTGGCGCTATAAAATTATCGTTTATTGCATCGTATGTATCGCCAATTACAGCAAAATTTTTGTTTGGCACATTGTCAAATGTTTGTACCCACATACCACCAAATAAATCTGTACAGAATTGTGCGCCGTTTGGCACATCATCGTTGACAACATTTATTGTGACAACTAAATCGTTAACTATTTGTGCATAATAAGCCATTAGAAAGTGATGCTTCCGACGCCAGTAAATGTGTAAATTGTTCCCGACAAACTTGGCGATCCTGTAGTTGACGCAGCAAGAATGCCTGCGTCAATAATTACTATTCCGCTACCACCTGCACCAGAGTCTAAACCTGACCCACCGCCACCGCCGCCAGCGCCGCGATTTGCTTGACCGTTTGTGGGTTGAATAGTTGAAGCGTTGTCGCCACCAGTCCCACCGCCACCTGCACCGCCAGCGCCGCCAGTAGTTGAGTTGGCTGAACCACCCCCGCCACCAGCGTAAGTAACCGAACTACCCGAAATAGTTGTCGCAACACCATTACCGCCAACGCCGCCAGCATACGAACTGCCACCAGCGCCGCCAACTTGACCAGCACCACCCCCACCACCAGCACCATTGTTTGCTGCCGAACCACCACCAGCGAAACCTTCATCAGTTACACCAGTGCCACCACTGCGCGTACCGTTACCACGCCCGCCACCACCCGATCCACCCGGCCCGCCATTTAATGTCGCACCTTCATTGCCTGCACCATAACCGCCACCAGTTGTGGTAACTGAAATGCTTGTGCCAGTAATGCTTGATGCAGAACCGGGCGCACCGTTACCTGTACCAACTTTTGCTGCACCGCCAGCGCCAACTGCAATCGTGTAAGTTACACCGGCAACAAATGTTAATGGTGTTTCAACTGTGCCCGGTGTACCACCGCTTGCCGTCACTGTGCAACGCATACCGCCAGCGCCACCGCCACCCCCAAAACTTGTACCGCCAGACGCGCCGCCAGCAACAACTAAATAGTTTGCAAGTATTGCGCCTGCGTGTGGACTAGCCAAAATTTGCATGACTACGCCTTAAGGTTGCCGACCACAAACCATGTATTTGTATCGGTCTTAACACATGTTGCAACCGCGTACTGTGCATTTAATTTAAGTTTTGCGCCGTCACTGTTTAATGTCACACCGCTACCTGCGACAATAGTTGTAGCACCTGCGCCAAGTTGAGCAATGTTTAACTGTGTGCCGATACCAAACGCGACACTGCTATTTGGTGGCACAGTAAAATTGTTTGCAGTCGCCACACTCATGGTTATAAGTTTCCCGTCATCAGTAAGCACTGCGGTATAAGTCGCGGTCTGGGCGTTAATTGCGATCATTGCGGTAGCTAATGCGTTTTGTTCTGCTGCCGTTAATACTTGCGCTGCTGTAAAACTTTGTCTAGTTGCCATAAGTACCTTTTAGATTATCCTAAAACATTGTCAGACGGGTAGATAGTCCCATATAGGGCGTCATCTAAAATAAGTTCATAAACGACAGTAGTAGGGCTGGTAAACATCATAATTTTATGACCTGTGCGAATTTCTAAAGTGTGTTCAATACCTTCTATTGCCAGTTCTTGTGCAAGTTCTGTAGTGCCTGAACCGCTGGTGAACGTTTTTTCTATAGTAATTGTTTGCCCGATATCTAGCGTTGCTAAAGCTTCGCGCTGCGGGTTAGTCAACATGTTAAACGCTGTACCTACGGACGTGTAGCGGGCTTGCGGTTCGCCGTCTAAAAGATAGTTAGCTAGCGTTTCGGCTGCTGTATCGTCGTGCAAAAGGCTGTTAGTAATGCTTGTAGTTTGAATAAAATAGGTTGCCTGGCTGGCTACGTCGTCTGCTACTTGCGGGTTATTGCTACCTAAAATTTGTACTACCGCGCGGTTAACTACCTGGTCAGCTTCGAAAGATATGCCTAGTTCGTTGTAAGGCAGGTTTGTCCCGTCATCATGGAAATCCGCTACTGAACCGCTAAGCGTGTTACCTATTCGCGGTTGAAAAGTTAGCTGACCGTCATTTGACATAAATAGGCGGCCTTGTTCGGCTTCGTTTATTTGCGTACAATAAGCCAGCGCGTTAGTGCCCTGGTCTACGGTAAAAGGCGCGCTACCGCCTAACGTTTGTGTACCGGTAGAAATGTTGCGCGCCAAAGCTGGAAACGCCACTTCTGGTAAATCTAATATGGCTTCTAAACGTTCGCTAGTTAACTGTTCGGATACGTTAAATTCGTCTAAAACGGTTTGGCTTAATAGGTATAGATCATCTGCACAAAATACGGTCACTACGTCGATACCGCCTAAAACAAAATCGTAGTTATAATTTATGACATAGCCACGAAAAATAAACTGTGGCACGTTAAGGCTGTCATATCTGACTAGCTGTACTTCTCGCATAGGCGCTAGCCCAGGCTGTTGTGTAGCTGTCGACCAGTAGGGCGAATTTTCGTCAAACGGGTTAAAAATTCCGCTGGTATCGCTAAGCGTAAAATACATTGTGCCCGCGCCGAACTGATCGCCTATGTCTTGCCTACCGCGTTTAACGCGCACACTAACGCAACCGTCTAAAATTGCTGCAAAGTTAGTAGTACCGTCTAAAACGTATTGCGTATTATCAAGTACGCCCGCTACTGGGTCATCTAAAATAAACGCGTCTTGCACAAATCCTGTATCTACAAATAATTCGTAGTTGCCCGAACCGGCTACAGCTACCCCAGCCATTAAGCTATTTCAAGTTGTAGCGGGCCTGAAACACGGTTATAAGCGATAAGCGCATTATTAACCGCTTCGCCTATTTCGGCTTTAGTAGCTAGTTGGCTGTTTACGTTTATTGTTACGCCGCCTGGGCCGCCTAATTGTGGCTGGCCTTTGTCTGTAGGCCTTGTACTGTCAAAGCCGCCACCAGGTACTGTAGGCGCGTTTACAACTGGCATAACGGTAGTTATAGGGCTTATAGCTTCGTTAAAGCCTGCACTAATGCCTTTGACATCTGCCAGGGTTAAACCTGTGCCTTCTAGTTTCGAATTGGCTACAGCCATAGCGGCCTCTACGCCAGCTAAATATTGTTGTGCGTTAGATACACCGGCAGCGTAAAACTTGCTGGCGGATAGATCACCAATAGTTTTAGCTATCGCGTTAGTTTCGGCTACAAGTGTGTTAGCCCGCAAAATATTACTACTTGATTTTAAAAGTTCTGAAGCAATAGCCGCGCCGCTTTCCACGCCTGCGTCTATAACTTGTTGTAATGCTTCTTTAGATAAACCAGCTGCTAACAGTTTTTCTACAAGCGCTGCAAAGTCTTTAGCTTTGTCTGCCTGGCCTTGTAATGCGCTAAAGAAAGTAAGCGCGCCGCTTTCGCCGCCTTCTTTAAACGCTTCACCAAAATTCAAACTATCGGTAATGACGTTTTGAACTGAACCGCTAAACTCGTTAAAAGCGTCTTGCGCTGTTTTTAATTGACCTTCAGCAGCATTTAAAGCATCTGCCATTTCTGTACGTAAAGCATCTGCTGCGTCTTTGACGCCTTGCGCTAAATCTTGTTTAAGTGTTTTAGCCGCTTTTTCGGCAGCTTTGCCCATTTTGTCTATTTTTGAAGCCGCGCCTTTAGGCGTATCGTCTGTGTTTTCGCCTAAAAGTTTTGCCATATCGGCAGCGCCTTTGGCATCCTCAGCAAGTTTTTTAGCCGCAAAACTTGAATACCCAGACGCGGTAGCCATATTGCCTATGCCAGCTATAAAACTGTCAAAACTGGCTTCAATTTTCTTTACATCTATAAAATCATTAAAGACGTTGCCTAACATTTTTATAGCTTTAACTGGGTTTACTAAAGCTGTTACAGACGCGGCAGTGATTACCGTAAATTTGTATAGCACGTTTGCCGCTTTAGCGGCGTTAACGGCAATAGTTTTAAAGCCGTTTATAAACGCTGTACCGCTGTTACCCATTTCGTATAGGGCTTGCTGTAAACCTTTTACTAATCCTTTTTCACCTATTACTTCTGCTACTCGTTCAAAGGCTGGTACTACGTTTTCGTTTAGAAACGTTACTACTTTTAAGAATATTGGTAGAAACGCTGCGCCTAATTTTTGTTGTATATCGTCGAAGGTTGCGCCTAATATTTTTTGTTGTGCTGCTAGGCCGTCCGAAGTTCTAGCAAAATCGCCTTGCGCGTCTGAAGTCTGGTCAAATATAACTTTTTGTGCCGCTAATACTTTTTGCTGCGCGGTCAAAGCTTTACTACCCGAATAGATACCTAAAGCTGTTGCAGCCGCTTTTAGTGTTGCGTCGTCAAGTAGTACGCCGTATTTACGTAACGGTTCAGCTTCACCGCGTAAGGCCGAACCTAAAGCCGTCACCGCGTCATCTACAGACGTGTTATTAAAGGAAGCTAAATCAGAAGCCAACGTTACAAGGTTTAAACTAAAGTCACTTAAATCTTTACCGGCAAGCCCAGCGGACTTACCAAAAATAGCAAACGTGCCAGCTGCCTTTAGCGCGGCTGTTTCAGATAAACCTAAAGCCGTGTTAGCGGTACGTGCAAACGCTTCTACTTCTTTCGATATTGCGCCAAAAACTACTTTATTTTTACTTACAGCTTCGTTAAAATCTGACGCCGCTTGTATCGCTTTATATGCAAACGCGCCTACTGCGCCAACAGCTGCACCGATAGCGGCAGTAGCAATAAGGGTAGATTTTGTTAAACCTGCAAAACCTTTATTAGCGTCAACGCCAAACGCGCCTAAAGCTTTCTGTGCTTTGCCTAATCCTTTATCGTCAAAACTTGACGTAATCGGTATGTTAATTGCCATAGCGAGTTTTCAATTTCTTATTAAGTGTTTCAGATACTTTTTCAACTATTTCTTTTACAGCGAACTGAACCGTATAACGGTGTTTTTCTACCGCTGGGTCAATAGCGCGCGGCTGTAACCCAATTTCAACATTAAGATTATTAACAAACCTACTGTTTTTTGTTTTAATACCAGCATGGTCATAGATCGAACCTGCGGCGTCTAACTGTTGGGCAACCATAAGACCGTACGGCCTGGCATTAAAAGTTACGCTATGGCTTTCACGCGGATTATTTTCTGCATCAAATTTATCTTTAAATTGAACTGTGCCGCCACGGCTTGCGCGTTTACCTACTTTAATTTTTATGCCAGCTTTAGCCGTCCGGTTATCCCAATAAACTTCACGGCCTTTAATAAGTTTGCCGCGCACCATACCCGATAGCGGCGGGGTAGTGCCGATAAGTTCGCGGGCTGTAGTAATAATTGGTGCGCCTGCGCCTTTAATATCTTTGGTAACTTGCCGTCTATAAACATTGTCGTATTTGTTTAGTTCGGCAAGTGTTTGCTGTATGCCTTGTATTTGTAAAACGTCTTGTTTTTCAAACATACGTTTTATTTTTCTTATTCAATATTTCTACAACTGTGTATAGATCACTTACCCCAAATTCGATATGGCTAGGCCAGTAGTGGCACATTACTAAGACCTCTGCCATAAGGTAACTTACTGTGCCTGGTCTGCTTTTAAATCGGTTGCCTGGTCTACTACTTCAATGTTTGTAAGGCTTGTAATAAATGCGTCTAACGTTGCCGGTACGGTTATGCCGTTAAGGCGGCTGGCTTCGTAACACATATAAGCTAAATCCTCTACGCCTATACCGTTAGCAATATCTGACGCTTTGCGCCTGTATTTTCTTTCCCATAAAACTATTGTCATTAAATTAGTTTGTACGTCATAACTTGCGCCGTCTTTAAATACGGCTTTAAGTGTTAATTGCATTAGTTACCTTTCTCGGACGCCGTTCTACTGGCGTTGCTTGTTTTGTTAGTACTCAGCGGCCAAAGCCGCGCCATTATGCAACGGCTTTGACGAGTGTGCCACCTGTGAAGGTGAGTGTGATAGTTGAAAGTTCGCCTAATGTTGCGTTAATTGGCGTATGGCTTTCCAAGTAGCAATTGGTCAAAGTGTATTTTGGTTCTGTTGCACTAGGCGTTGCTAGCCCAGCTGCGGTAGGTGAAATTGCAATAGTTGTTTGAATACCTACCAGCCCATAAATGGTGGCTTCTGTTTCTGACGTTGCGTAACTTTGGTATAGCGTCACTTCGAAAGTGTTGTTTTGTAAAGATGTAACAGTTGAACCGCCAAATTTTCGGCCTGTGTCACCAAAGGCTGTAGTTTCTAGCTGTTCGTAAACGTAAGTTAAAACTGCGCTTGTTGCCTGATCGGTAAGGTTGACGCTGTTAATAGTTAGCGCTGGGTTTGAAAGATAAACGGTAGTTGCCATATTGGGTTAGTCCTTTTCGGTTTCTGTATCTTTAGTTTTAGCAGATTTCTTTAAGCCTTGTGGGGATATATGCCCGCTGTTAATTAGCGCTTCGATATTGACGTACTCTAAATCTTTGGCGGTCACAATAGCGCCGCGTCCCCAAATTAATCGATCAGATGTTACTAAATAGGTTTCCATAAAATCCTTTACGCCGTTTGGGCTTGCATAGTTACCGTAATATCGTAAGCCGGATAAGCCACGCCGCCTACTAAAGCTTCTGTAGGCCTTCCGTCTGTAACGCCAACATTAGCACCCAGCACTAACGAAGCCAGGTTAAGTAGGCTGCGCTGGGCGTCTAAGTTGCCTGGCCCTAAAGTTATTACCCGTACTGGAAACGACATTTTAACTATGTTAAAATTGAAAGCTTCAAAGCTGGGCGCGTCTATAAAAGCGCAAGGCGGTACAAGGTTGCGCGGGTCATTGACTACTTGTAAACCTGTAACAGCGGTAAGGGTTGCCGTTAAGTTTGTTAGTGCCGTGTTGAATAGATCAGTAAAATTTTGTGGCACTATGCCACCTGGGGACGGTCTACGCCTAACAGCTGTTTAACCATTGGCGATAAACCGAAAGTGTTACCAGTACCTAAACCGTCAAAGCTGGCAAAATCGCTTATGCTTCCGCGTTGTCGATACAAGGCCGCACCATACATTACAACGCCTAGCGAAACGTCATTAGAAGGCACTGTGGTAGGGCTGTCTATGTAGCCGTTTTCTTGTCTGCGTCTAAAACAAAACGCGTTACCAGCTGCCGCGCAAGTAGTTAAAAATGCTGTATCGGCTGCCGTAGCCGTACCGATACCTAGCCAGTCTTCAATCTGTGCGGCTGTAATCCATGTGCAAGTTATAGAAGTAGTTAACGTGCCAGCGCTTGCAACTATGTTTACATTGGTTGCAGTCTTAGCGTATAAAACTTGGTTACTTATAGGTAGCTGGTTATCGTAAAGAAAAAAGCCTTCTAGGTCTACGCCCGTAAAATAATATTGCGGTAAAGCGCGCACTATATACGTGCCGTTAAAAGTTGCGTCTACGCCCGCTACTGTAAAACTTTGCCCAATTTCTAGCGGTTCTGCGTTTGTTTGTAAACGTATTACCGCGTAGTTATCGGTTAAATATTTTTGTTGAACCGAATAAACGGCCATAGCTGGCCTTCTTTCTAGTTAAACGAACTTAACAAATTTTGTAGCGTCAGCCATAAAGCCAGCTACGTAACCTCTAAACGCAATCGTGCGGCCTAATGTCGCTGGTACGTCTACGCTAATTGCGCCTTTTTGCTGTTCGTAGAATTCGAAGCCTGCGGCTGGGCCTGCGGCGTGGCCCATAAATGAACCTGGGGCGTTTCGATCAACTACTAGTACAAGGCCTAGCGGGTTGCCGTTCCAACTTGTAGCGGACGAATTACCTGCAGCGTTTTGGCCCATAAGGTTAGGCGCACCTACAAACGGAAATACTGGGCGGTTCTGGTCATCTACTGAACTTGCCAAAGCTTTCCAACTTCCAGGCGTTACGAACATATGTGTAGGCAGATAGTTACTGTCTACAGAAATTTGTCGTGCGCCTTCGTAAATTGCCGCTACCCAGTCTGCACCTACGGCGGTATCTGCTACTGATGAAGTTTGTGAAATTGCACCATGACAAGTATCTATAGCGTAGTTATCAGTTGCTTGACCGTAAGCAATCGCTAACTGGTTTAAAATAATGTCAATACTTGCCGGATCAGACCAGTCCAAATCTTGTTCGGACACGGTCACATATGTTCCAAAACTAAGTTTAGAAATATCGTTATTCGACACTACAACAGTAGACGCGTTTAGCGTGTCAAATTGTGCGGACTGTTGTTGCACTACTGGGCGTGTAGTAATTTTCGGACGGCGAAACGTTGCACCGGCTGTAGGCATAGCGCGCGTATTGATAGCACTAACAAACGGGCGAATAGGGTTGAGTCCGTCGAACACGCTGCCAGTAATAATTTCTGGCAAAATACCAGGTGTTGACTCAGTGTTAATGTATGGTGCTGTACCTGGTGCAGCTTCTATTACGGCTTGTTTAATGTTTGCGTTCATTGTTGCGAAATCTGAACCGCCGCGCACATAGCTTGCGATATATTCGGACGTGCTAGGTAGACGAAGTTTTTTTGGTTGCGCGAAAGTTAAAACTTGTGCGGCTTCAATAACTTGTGGGGCTTCTTGTGGTTGTGTCATATCTGTTTCCTCTTGATCTGGGTTCTGTTTACTATTTAACTCTATTTCGGGTTCTGTTTCGTGGATACTGGCCGCTACTCGTTCTACTTTGGCGGCTTCAAATGCGCCGTAAGGCAGAAGGCTTAATTCTTGCCAGTCAGCTTTTGTAATAATCATTGTGCCGGTTTCGTCATAACTAAATTCTGTTGGCATAATGCCTACTGAAACGCTATCTAATACGCCGTCTTTGGCTAGCTGTAACGCCTCGTTTCCGTCACGTGTATCGCTTATTGTGGCTTCAAATAGAACAGTATCGCCTACTAGTTCGCGGGCATTAACTAAACCAATGGGCTTACTGCTGTCATGGTAAAGATACATTTTTGGTTTCTTACCTTCTAACGGTAATGACCCAGTAGCAAACTTTACTTTTTGCCCGTCCGATACTGTGGCTTCTACTTCGTATTGAACCGCCACGCCTGCAAGTGTTCTGCGGGGGGTAGTCATACCGGCAGGCGCGGCGTCCAAATTTAAATTTTGTGGAATAAGTCTAAGCATTATTTACCGCCGTTTCGTTTACTGTCATATTGTCTACCGTTGTTTCGTTTTTAATATTCATATAATCATTGTTTAAATAACTTTCTATATCAAATTTTACTACCGTACCGCGCGGTAAAACATTGTTAGCGCTTAACGTTTCTTGTATGCAATCTATGTACGGTTTTACGCCGAACTGGTACAAATCTTTTGAAGCTTCTGAACTACTCACATACGAATAATTACCAATGCTTACAGAAACTAAATATGCGGGGACGTTTGCAATTCGCGCCAGGTCTTTTGCCTGGTATTCGGCAGCGTCAATTAAAAGCATTTTGTCAGGCGTAGAAGTGTTGTGTATTACTTCTACAAATTCGTTAACAGCGCTAGTAGCAGATGAATAGCGCGCTTCGTCATAGGCTGCCGCTAAATCACGTAATTCTTGCGCCGACATTGGTTCACCGCTTGTTTGTCGAAGCGTCACAGCTGGCTGCAAACTTGACGCGTTACGGTTGCGGGCTTGTTCAAGCTTTAGCGCTGTATCTACCGATACTGCACCAGTATAGATCAGGCCTTGTATAGGTGAAATGAACTGTACGCAATCCTCGTAGCGAATTGGTAAACCTTGAAACAAAATTTGTTTAGAAGGCCCGAACCATACGCCGTTACTTTGCGCCTGGTCTTGTGTAGTGACCATAGCGGCTGGTAGCCGTGTAAACGAACTGGGGTAGCCCGAACTATCCCGCTCAACAATATACCAAAACGCCCTGCCGATAAAAAAAAGATCGTCAAATGTCCACGATAAAAGAAAATTATTTGTAACGCCTTTGTCAATTCTTGATAACCAGCTGCGCGGCGCTTCCGGCAATAACTCAATTTTTTCGCCGTTCCAAATTTCTTTAAACTGTTCTAATTTTAGGCAACCAATAACTGACGCCATAAGATCACGGCTACGGCTAATTGTTGGCACTTGCATAAACCGTTGGCGAATTTGGCCAGACTGGTAAGCAAAGAAATTACCTATTTGGCTAGCACCCGCGTTAGTGCCAGTACGGTCAGCGGCATAACCGGCAGCGGCTTTAACTACCTTTTCAGGTTGCGGTTTAAAATTAAATATTGCCATAGCGCAAGTATGCCACAATTCTTAAATTTTTGTAATGATAGGTAGCCGCCACAATTACCCTACGAGAAAGCTAAATAACTTGGCGGCTACCCATAAAACATATTAGCCACAAAACAAAATTATATTGCTGTTCTTTGGCTAACAATCATAGGTTTACCCATAATGGCTGGCTTCGAAACCATAGCAATAGCAAACACTAAACAGCGCGCCAATTCGATAGGCCCAGGGCTACGCAAACTGCTTAAAGTTATTGCGCCTTGATTTTTTACGGCTACCGCCCTGGCACAATGTTCAGCAAGTAGCGCGCTACCGTCATGCCTTATTTTGCCTTCTAATATGGCGGCCCTAGCGCCTACCGTCCACCGCTGTAGTTCGCGATTACCCACCATGCTTGCGCGCCGTTCAAATTTTGTAGGTAAAGACATTTCAAACGCAGGCGTAATAAGTAGGCGCGTAGTTTGATCTGCACACGCCGTTTCTACAGCTTGCCAGCAATCCGCCAAAGTGTCTTTAACAAATTCTACAGCTAACTGTATTTGCCCGTGACTGTTCATAACCGCCCTAACGCCTACATAGCGCGCTTCGTCTTGGCTTTGTTCAATAGCAAGTACGCCGCCTTTTGGCATTGGTTCAGCTGTAACTAGTTTGTCGAACACCCCAGGCTGTATCCAGCCGTTGGCGCTGGCCGTCCACAAATTAACTGAACTTCTAAGAAACGCGTTTCTGTTTGGCTGTTCGGCTTCTGCCGCTATAACTTCTAATGTCAATGTTTGGCCTAAAGCTGGGTTTGCTTTTATCCATGCTTCCGGCGTCATAGGGTCAATATCTGAACTAGGTGAATAGCAAGCGTAATAAAGTGAACTAGTTTTTTTTTCGTCTATTGCGCGTAAACCTTGTTCTTGCCAACGTTGCATTTCTTTAGAACTTTCGTCACCGGCTGTAGATGTCATAAACAGTAACGGGCTTTTACGTGTTCGCATAGTAGGCAGTAGTCCTACAGATACCGCGTCTGGCGATACCGCCCATAGTTCGTCGATACAAACTAGATCAGCTGTTAAACCGTGAAATGAAGTGGGCGTAGCAGCACGCACAAGCCAGCGCGTACCGTCCGGCATATTGGCCTCATTACGGCCTACCGCCCAGGTCAAAATAGCGCCAAATTCTTTTTCTAATATTGGTGCAACCAAATTAAACAATTCAAGCGCTGTATCTAAACGGTGACTAGTAGTAATAATTGTTTGCGGCTTACCGCGAAGCTTTGGCATGACCGTAGCCCAAAAACCTACAATGCTTGCCAGCAAAAAGCTTTTACCGTTTTGGCGGGCTACAGATAACAAGCCTTGCCGGTGCAATAAATCGCCGTTGGCGTCATGTGCAAGCAAACCAGTAGCCACGTGATATTGCCAGGGCATTAGATCATATTCTAAAAAATCTTTTGACCAATTTTTAACCGCGTCAGCAAAATATAAACCTTCACGATTACATAAAGTTTCTAAACGTGGCTTATGTATGTCTGCATAATTATGCACTATCCGCGCTGGTTTAGTTTCGAAGCCGTCCGTCTTAATCGGGCTAGTTCTAGCCAGTTCGCTAGCCAAACCGCTAGTTTGCGCCGTTTTAGATATAAAAGTAGGTGCG